CAGTAAATCCTTACGGCACAGTTGCAGCAGCCACCTATGTGGATTACACAACTATCCCTGCTATCCAAGAGGCAAGCCTTATGATTAGCGTTGCAATCTGGCAGGCTCGTCAAGCTCCAACCGGACAAGGCGTAAGCATCGATGGATTCGCTCCAAGCCCTTCACAATGTCTAATCAACTCATGGCTCGCGTTCGTGGCTTACTTGCACCATATCTCAGCCCTAACTCAATGGTGGGCTAATGCCAGCGATTACCACCCTACGATCTAGCATCGCCTCAGCTCTTACTGACAATACTAAATGGTCAGTATTCTCATACCCACCAGCGAGCCCTATTGCTAACTCTGTAATCATCAGCCCTGCTGACCCATATATCACGCCAACTAATAATGACCGCACATCAGTTGCGCCTTTAGCCAACTTCTCAATCAATATTCTTGTGCCTTTACTCGATAACCAAGGCAACCTTGCCGGCATCGAAGATGACATTGTAAGAATCTTTCAGCTTCTCGATGCTTCAAGCATTGTGTTCAATGTAGGAACTGTGAGCGCTCCAGCCGTTCTAAGCCTACCTACTGGAGACTTGCTGAGTTGTACAATACAGATCAGCACCCTAACGGAATGGAGTTAAATCATGACCGATTTAGCGCAATGGGAAAAAGAAAATGAAGCCTTCCTGATTAAAATCGGTCAGGTTGCTTCTAAGCCAGAAACAAAACCAACAACTAAGAAAGACGAGGAATAAACCGTGGCAGTATATCTAAGCAATGGAGTAGTTCTTACTGTAAACGCGGTAGATCTCTCAACTCTAGTATCAGCAGTCACAATCAACCGTTCATTCGACGAGCTCGAAGTAACAGCAATGGGTGACTCAGGTCATAAGTTCGTCAAGGGCCTTGAAGCATCTTCAATCACTATTGACTTCTTCAATGATGAAGCAACTTCAAAAACACTCCAGACACTTCAGTCTGTATGGGGAACAAGCACAACAGTCACAGTCAAGCAGACTTCTGCAACAGTATCAGCTACAAACCCACTCTACACAATGAGCTGCCTTGTAAACAACACAACACCTATCAACGGTGCAGTTGGAGACCTTTCAACTCAGAGCGTAACTTGGAATGTAAACGGTACAATCGCTGTAACAACAGCACCATAACCGAAACTAACTAAGGGGCTAACATGGCAAAGCTAAAGGTAACAAGGGCTGACGGACAGGTTCAAGAGTTTGAGATAACTCCCCTGATCGAGTACGCCTTCGAGCAATACGCCAAGAAGGGCTTTCACAAAGCTCAGATAGAAGACCAGAAGCAGTCAGATGTTTACTGGCTGTGCTGGGAAGCAATTAGACGTTCGGGTGAAACAGTCAAACCTTTCGGGGAAGCATTCCTTGAGACTCTCAAGTCAGTTGAGGTCTTAGAGTCTGACCCTTTAGGGTAGATCGGAACTCCCTCACCTATCTCGCAGCTCGCTTGAGTTACGAGTATGGAGTTCCCTTCAATACCATTGTTGAGTTATCACCGATGGCGTTCAAGGCACATGTAGATGTGCTCAAGGATTTAGCAAAGGAGCGAAGCGATGCCAGTAGAACTGCAAGGCGCGGTCGCTCTTAGAAAAGCCTTGAAGAATTATGCACCAGACTTAGCCAAGGAAACTCAGAAAGAAATCTCTGGACACTTGCGCAAGGTAGTCAGTCGCGCCAAGGGATTCGTACCTGCTGCTGCTCCTTTAAGTGGCTGGGCTAACGCTGTGGGCGATTGGGAAAACCGAGCCTATAATTCGAGCGCTATCAAAAAAGGCTTAGGTTATTCAACCAAAGCAGGTAAGCCTAACAGACGAGGATTTAGAAGCGTTGCTCGCATATTCAACGGTTCAGCTGCTGGTGCTATTTATGAAACTGCTGGCCGTCTAAACCCAGAAGGTCAGCCAGCAGCTAGACAAGTTCTTGCTTATCGCAATGGCGAATACGTCACCCAGCAAGAATCAGGAAAGAAAATTAACCGCAGCGCCAATCCTAATGCTGGCCGTCAATTCATTGACGCCTTGCCACCTCTAGTTGATTCACAGCAATCTAATAGCGCAGGACGCAGAACTCGCAAGACTAAAGGTCGCCTTATGTTTAGGGCTTGGGCTGAGGATCAAGGCAAAACTACCGCAGCAGTTGTTAAGGCTATTGAGTCCGCTAACAACAAGGTTGTAACACTCACCAACGTAGCAACAGGCGGCAAAACTTTTAGAGCAAGGACTAAAGACTAATGGCAACTACAGACCTAGCAATTCAGATAGCAACGACCCTTGACGCTACTGGTATCAACAAAGCTAATAAGCAAGTTGCTAGCCTAGATAAGAGAATTAAGAGCCTTGGCCGCACCCTTGGCTTGACACTTGGCGCAACCGCCATGATTGCCTATGGCAAGGCAGCGGTTAAGGCTTTCGCAGCTGATGAAGCAGCAGCCAAGCGATTAGCCACAGCAGTCGATAATCTAGGGCTTTCATTTTTTAAGGCAGATGTAGAAACCTTTATTGGCAACCTTGAGAAGTCTGCCTCTATTGCAGATGACGTTCTACGCCCAGCCTTCCAGTCATTGCTCACCACTACAGGATCACTAACTAAGTCTCAAGAACTGCTTAACAATGCCATTCAGATTAGCCGCGCAAGTGGCGTAGCACTTGGCACAGTAGTCGAGGATTTGAACAAGGGTTATGTAGGAGTCACTCGTGGACTTATCAAATACAACACAGGGCTTACCAGAGCAGAACTACAAACCAAATCATTCAATGAGATTCTAGGCATTGTCCTTGCTAAGTCTGCTGGCTCTGCTCAGGCTTACCTTGAGACTACTTCCTTCAAGCTCGATGCTCTTACTCTTGCAGGAGAGAACGCTAAGGAAACAATCGGCGCAGGGCTAGTAGATGCCTTTGCAAGACTAGGTGGAGGCACTTCCACAGCAGATGCAGTACAAGCCATTGACAGCATCGCTAAAGGCATTAATGGGATTACAAAGGCGTCAGGTACAGCAATCGGAGCAGTTGTAAAGCTTTACAAAGGTCTTGATTTCCTTACTTCATTTGGTGGCCTGACTGGTGCTGATGGAAAAATAAGTCAATTTGCAGCAGGGATTGAAGCTCGTAATGACGCAAGGGGTAAGAGCGCACGATCTGCTTCACCTGCTGGAGTTTTTGCTAGAACTAAGCAACAGCGCGATGCAGAAGCGGCAGCAGCTAAGCGAGCCAAGGAATTAGCAACACTTACCAAGAAGCAAGTCACATCACAGAAGGCATTAACAGCCGAGCAGAAGAAGCAGAACGCACTCAAGAAGGCTGGCACAGTCTTTGACTTAGATCAGATTCAGTTGGTTGCAGCACTTAAGGGCAAGCTCTCTGAAGAAGATAAGATTCGCCTACAGGCGCAACTTGCTTTGCTTAACGGCAACTCTGATCTAGCAACTAGACTGACTAACCAGATTCTTGCTGCACAAGATTCGACAGGCAACCTTGCTAAGTTCCTCTCAGCTCTGCCTAATGCTAAGAACCCTTTTGAGTACCTAGATGCTTACCTCTCATACCTAGCAGGCAAGGCAGCAGCCGTCCTTACAGGCACTACTGCACCTAATGTGCCAAGCACTACAGCCTCAGCAGCAGCGATGCCTACACCCTCAGAGATGGCTGCATCAGGCTCTTTCTCTCAGCTACTCTCACAAGGCGCTGGAGCATCAGGAGGTTTCTCACCAGTAGTTGCAGCAGCAATGGCTCCGCAAGTAATTGAGTTAAAGATTACAGGCGATGGAGACTTGACCAACAGCATTGCCAAGAACCTTATGCAGCAGAGCCTTTCTACTGGCAACCAGACTTATGTGAACCGTAGAACTGGTGGCTTTGAGTAATGGCATTACCTGCACAGATAGCCGTTTCTTTCGACTTTAGCTCTGGTGCAACCTTCGGAGCAGGATTCGTCATAGGATCACCAGATAACGGCGTTATCGGCGTGTCTAGTTTCGGCTCATCTGATGTGGTTATCCCTACAGTTGATCTAACTCCTAACGTTTATTCAATCTCAATCCGCCGTGGTCGTAATATCATGAAGGACACCTATGAGGCTGGCACAGCCATTGTGAGAGTCTTAGACCCTACAGGTGCGTTCAACCCACAGAACACTTCATCGCCTTATTACCCATACCTTGTGCCTCTGCGTAAATTGCGTGTCTCAGCTACTACAGCAACAGCCGAGCACTTTCTATTCTCTGGCTATGTCAATGACTATAAATACACCTTTCCTCAAGGGCAGGAAACTGCGTATGTAGATATTCTCTGCACAGACGGTTTTCGCCTTCTACAGATGGCTAACGTGGCTACTGTCCCTACAACGCCAGCAGGTCAGACAACAGGCACACGCATAGGCAAGATTCTCGATGACGTGCAATGGCCTGTGTCTATGCGATCTATCGCAACAGGCGATGCAACCTGCCTAGCAGACCCAGCAACTATCCGCACAACCCTTGAGGCAGTCAAGAACGTAGAGTTCTCAGAAGGTTTAGGGGCATTCTATATGTCACCAGACGGTACGGCTATCTTCAAGTCTCGCAGCCAAGTAACTAGCACTCTAGCCAATACAGCCACAGCCTTTAATCAGACTTCAGGTATCCCATACAAGAACCTCAAGTACGCCTTCGATGACAAGCTCATCATCAACGATGTGAAGTTCAACCGCGTAGGAGGCACAGCTCAGAACGTCATCTCTCAGGCTTCTATTGACAAATACTTCCCACATTCTTTGACACAGGAAAATCTTGTAGCTGAGACAGATGCTCAGGTAGCAGGGGCAGCAGCTAATTATGTGAACACTCGCAAAGAGACCACAATCCGCATTGACGAGATGACCGTTGATCTCTTAGACCCAGCAGTCCCAACCGACACTATGATTGGCTTGGATTACTTTAACAACTTGAACATCACAAACGTGACTGAACAAGGCTCGACAATACAGAAAGTTCTTCAAGCGCAGGGCTTTGCTTGGGATATTACACCAAACAAGATGAGCGTGACAATCACCACGCTTGAACCAATAGTGGACGGATTCATTATTGGTAGCAGTACCTACGGTATAATCGGACAATCAACTTTGAGTTACTAGGAGCAACAATGGCAGCAGGTCTAGGATATATTGAGTTTACAACTGGAGACGTGCTTACGGCTGCCCAAGCCAACGGCTATTTAGCCTCTCAGGTTGTTATGGTATTCGCAGATGCAGCAGCTCGTTCTGCTGCTATAACAAGCCCTCAAGAAGGCATGATTTCATACCTCAAGGACACAAACGCAACACAGTATTATTCAGGATCAGCATGGGTCTCAGTAGGTGGAGGTTCACCTTTGACCACAAAGGGCGACCTTTACACATACTCCACAACAGATGCTCGCCTTGCAGTAGGCACTAACGGGCAAGTTCTACAAGCTGACTCAACAGCTGCAACTGGCCTCAAGTGGGCTACTGCCGCAGCAGGTGGTGGCTTTACTTTAATTTCAAGCACAGCATTAACAGGAGCAAGCGTAACTCTATCCTCAATCCCACAAACCTATAAAAGATTGTATGCGGTTGCTTATGGCATTACCAATGCAGGTGGAGCAGGGTTCTTCAGAATAGCTCCAAATGGCACTACAACCATTACCACTCTTGCTGGCGTATACAATAATACAACTCCAACACTTGATGGCTCAAAAGATAGTTATTTACAAGTAGGACGTGGAAACACCACTACAGGCGGTGCTAACGTATATGTAGTTACTATCGACAATTATGCTTCATCTACAAATTACAAAGCTGCTCAAATCTATGGCGTTATGTTTGATTCAGGAAGCAACAATGATGCTTTTACTTATACGGGCGGTATTACCACTAACACAGCAATTACTTCATTAGTTGTGTCTCATTCGGGTGGCAATTTTAACGCAGGAACTATTGATCTATATGGAGAAAACTAATGCCAAAGCCAACAATTCGTATCCACAATGTTCAGACAGATGAGATTCTTGATAGAGAAATGACTGATGCAGAATATGCAGAATATCAAAAAGCTCAACTAGAAGAAGAGCAAAGACTAGCAGCAGAAGAAGTCAAGGTCGCACAAAAAGCTGCCCTACTAGTCAAGCTCGGCATCACAGCCGATGAAGCTAAACTCTTATTGGCATGACTCCTAAGTTATGCAAAGCTGGGCAACAGTTAAGGCTTCAGGTCGATGATAGTTACCCAGATAGAGATCGCACCTCAGACGGCTGGATTGGCGACACTCGTCATCAAGCACGTCCTTCTGACCACAATCCTGATGAACAAGGTATCGTCCGAGCCATTGACATTGACAGGGATTTATCTGGCAAAGCAAAGCCAGACCTCATGCCTGACCTTGCGGATCAACTACGACTCTGCGCTAAACGTGGCGATAAGAGAATCTCTTACATTATCTTCGATGGAAGAATCGCATCGTCTAAAAAGGCTTGGGCTTGGCGTCCTTACACTGGGATTAATAAGCACCATGCTCATTTGCATTGCAGCTTTACCAAGAAGGGCGATGCAGATGGCTCGTTCTTTAATGTACCCATGATAGGTGGAACAGCATGAACATGAAGCACCCAGCAATAATCTCAGTAGGAGCATTCTTAGCAGTATGGGGTACTACCTCAAACTTTGCTCTGGACTATCGCGCAATCCTTGGTTCAATTGTTGCAGGTGTATTCGGATACGCCACGCCTAAAAAATGACAGCTGTGGATTATGCTGCTTGGGCTGTGGGTGTTGTCACTGTGCTTGGTGGTGTTGCTTCATATACCCAGTTCATGATTAAGCATTACCTCACAGAGCTTAAACCTAACGGCGGCTCTAGCATCAAGGATCAGGTCAATCGCCTTGAAGTGCGTGTCGATACAATCATCGAGATGTTAGGTAAGTAACACTTATCCTATGGCAAGGAAACGACCAACCATAGACTTAGATACTTACTCAGCTCTTGACGCTTATGCGATTGCGCTGAACGAGTATTACAAATCTTTGCGCAAGGCTGGGTTCACAGAAACTCACGCCTTCTGGATTCTTGGTGATCGTGATTCCTTCCCTGATTGGATTATCCCTAATCTACCCAATCGCATAGATCACATACCCTATGAGGACGATGACGAGGACTGATGAAGAAAATCGTAATCCTGAGCGACCTGCAAGTTCCCTTCGAGGACGTACATGTAACTCAGAACATTGCTCGATTCCTCAAGACCTTTAAGCCAGACCAGACAGTTACCATTGGTGACGAGATTGACTTCCAGACAATAAGCAAGTGGTCAGAAGGTACACCTCAAGCCTACGAGCAGACCCTTGGCGATGACCGAGACCAGTGTGTGCAGCTTCTTTGGGAACTAGGTGTCACAGACTGCATACGATCTAACCACACAGACCGTCTCTACAACATAATCATGAAGAAGATTCCTAGCTTCTTGTCTTTGCCAGAACTGCGCTTTGAGAAGTTCATGAAATTTGATGAACTAGGCATTACCTTTCACAAGAACCCAATGGCGATTGCTCCTAACTGGATTGCAGTCCATGGAGACCATACGCCTATCAAGCAACTAGGTGGTCTCTCAGCCCTTGAAGCAGCCCGTAGGCATGGCAAGAACGTCATCTCAGGACATACTCACAGAGCAGGCCGTAGCGCCTTCACAGAAGCCTCTGGAGGCCGTATAGGGCGTGTTCTACACGGTGTTGAGGTAGGTAATCTCATGGACTTTAGACAGGCTGGATACGTCAAGGGAACGGCTAATTGGCAACAAGCCTTCGCCATCATGTATGTAAAGGGAAGCAACGTGCAGGTAGACATAATCCACATTGAGAAGAACGGCACGTTTATAGTCCAAGGCAAGGTATATGGAAGGGTTCGCTAGGCCAGATTTCGGAGACGAGACTGTGGATGAAATCGTTACCGTTTCGTTATATAAGTTTGGGTTCTGTCAGCTGAGACTGATGTAATACTTCTGCCGTACACGAAATACGGGTACAGAAGGGCTCAAAATGACAACAATGCAAAGCGCAGAAGTAATTTTCTGTAACAGTTGTGAGAAGGCAACCTATCCATCAGCTTTACGCTGGCACGCACAAAATCCATGTGGCGTTGTATTAGCAGGCGGCGACTGCATGGAGTTTGAGGCAGATAATCTATTTTGCAAGTGCGAGGTAGCAGCATGAATACAGATCAAGCACTTGTCCTGATGGGGCTAGTCGGTGCATTTACTGGCTTCCTCCTTGGCTATTCAAAGGGACACGAACACGGCAAGATTGCAGGGCGTATTGCCTTACGCAAGACACAGCGTCAGCTCGAGCAGGTTGGTCGATGAACGCCCGTGACTACCTCAACGAAGCGAGAGCTACTATCCAAGACCGAGGACTTGATTACGGTCACCCTAGCGACAATATGCAGCGCACAGCCTCACTCTGGAGCGCATACCTCGAAATGCCAGTTACGG